GTATAGTAACCTATATATAGTGTCGCAAGTGCTCATGGAAAATAATTTTTTTTAAAAAAGGGGATAAGATATATAAATCTCTGTGGAAAATACCACACCATTGTTAAAATTTCACATCATTTATATGTGACAAAGCCGTATATACAGTGTGCATCTCACAACTGTCAGAAGTTATTTGAGCATCTTAAGTCCTATTTCATTGCTCACGTGAGGTCCACGCGTCGTACTCCCTTGGCGGGAATACTCCCGTGGTCCCCTGGTTGGTTACCTTTAATAATGGGGGCCACACTTCTATCCCTAAAGGGATTATTACATTTATATTAGGAAAACACATAATTATATCATGCGTGAAGAAACTTCACTTGAAATATCATGACATGGCCTTATGAATGTGCAATATGCAGAGTAGGTTCAATAAATCAACTGTGTAATCCTTGTTCACAACTCTTTGAGAGGGGGCTGAGAACGAAACTAAAAATTAAGAAAAAACTAAAGAAACTAGACATATACAGCATAAAGTATCATATGGGAAGATATTTCACAGAGACTCACATCATGCCTGAATCTATACAAATGAACGTGCCTACATACGCAGATTATTGTTCAGTCAATTACAAACTCCCAAACACCCCCCTTTTGGAAGATGGAGACTCCCTGCATACTGTTAATGGTGTACCTATTGGTGTTAATCAGGATAAGGATTATGGTTATAATTTTAGTGACCAATCTTCGATTGGCGTAGTCCTCCCCTGAAGAAATGTGCAGAGCACACGAATATCAGGAGTGCTGGACACCGGAGGTGTGGAAGCACTGCCCATAAAGATATATATAGGAGATTAATGTAACATTATACATGCCACAGTTGACATTAAGGGGTCTTGAAGGTCCGCATGTAATTGAGGCTAGTAACACAGAGTCTGACTACAAGGACTCCATTGTTACTCTAAAGAACTCGCCAACAATCACACTGCCTGAAGGTACATATGAGTTGGACATATATATATGTAAAAGTAGGTCATTCAATAAGAGGACCGGTGAGGACGTGTATATAAAGGGTAAAATTTTTTCGAAATTAGCTGTGATCATTCCTGACGAGCAGACTATATACATATAGCATCATATATAATCTGCTGTGCGTATGCTACGCACTAGCACATGAGCAGACTATCTATATATAAACCAAATTGTAATTATAATTATGCCTATGGATATTAGGGATATCATAAAGGAACTTGAGATGGATGGTGATGCAAATGAAGCACTTGGCTTTGAAAATGTGTTACTCATATTAAACAAGGAAGATCCGGACATACTGGATGTTATGAAAGACATGCCTAGCCTCCCCAAACTGCTACGCACGGTACACAAGCAGGGTTTTTGGCATGGTGCGGAATTTGGCAGAAACATATTTTTGAATATCATAGAGGATGAAAGAAAGAAGGAAATATTGGAACTGGAAGACTGGGATGAGGCTGACCTGGCCTCCAATAGATGCCCTACGTCATAGGGCACAGATGCCCTACGTCATAGGGCACAGATCCTAAGATATATATACTCGTATTGCCTAGTTATATCATGTATTATATTACACTTGAGGCTACAGCCTCATGCTTGTGACACTTTCCCCTGGACTTGTATGCAAAAATTGCAAGGAAAGAATGACAATGGGAAAGGATAGGGCAAGCAACGTTAACATGGTATTGAGAGAAGATCACAAGATAAAGACTGAAAATTTTGAATGTTATATTACGTGTAACCATTGCATGACAAGACACACAGGCATGGGTTTTGTCAGAGACGGTGAGTTTAAGGGAATATATGAATATAAGGAAGATATATATTAGGTATGGTCGAAAAAAAGTTCCGTGGCTCCGCCACGAAAAAAGGTGACGGCTGGCACGTAGAGCTGGATGAGGATTTTATGAGACAGCTTGACGAGATGGAGCCTGAAGACAGAAAGGAGATAGAGGAGATTATGAAGGGGTTAAGAGACGGTACAATAGACCCCATGACCCTGGGCAAGAGAATGTGCAGTTATTGTGGACATGAACTTGGCGATGTTGAAGACGGTATTACAATGTGCAGGCTTTGTTCGGAAGAGTTAAAATGACCTCATTCGACTCTAAGTTCGGTCTGACTAATCGAGAGACGAGGATGATACATCAGATAGTATTTCTAACCTTCGGCCTTTTGTGTTTTTCCGGAAATGGCCACAATCTCGACGTATAATTTTTTTCTTGTATAGGTCGTTACACGGAGTACACAGCTCGTTGTTGCACGGTCTAAGTACACAATCACAATAAAGACAGTTTCCTTCCAGTTGAGGAAGAATGTCTCCGAATGATGTTACGTTACCGCACCGAATTGTTGTATGATCTATTGTGATTACCCTCGTCATTTCCGTCTCCCTTAAAATCTTGAACTGTAAACTTTGTCACGTTACACTTGCCGTTATCACATATGGCATACCTGCCTCCTGAAAAAATCTTCTTTGACTGTATGCCGCATGAGGGACATATTATTGTTTCCCCCATGTTATCGGTCCTTTGGCAGCCCGCGTCTCTTGTCTCTTGAGAAACACTTGACACATATGTCGCTGCGAGTCTTTATCATTGGACTTTCACATACTATGCATGGTACAATTGTGGGACTAATCAAGGAGTTCATCTCCTTTGGCAGAGGCTGCAGAGGCAGAGCCTGCAAAGCCAATCATCCCTTGACCTCCTTTACAATTTCTTGGAGCTTGTCCAAGTCACCAGGAAGTCCCAATAAATAAATTGGTGCCAATGCACCAGGAATATTTTCCTGCATGATTTTTCGGACCTGAAATCCGTCTTTAACTATGTTCATCATTACACTCCTGCAGTTTCACTGCACTCCTTACATATAGGTACACTTTTCTTATTAAGTTCAAGTTCCACACCTGACGTGAAACATATGTGGCACAGTCCTATCATCTGTACACCTCCCCCTGTTTTGCAGGTTTTTGAACCATCTCCGATTCTGCCTGTTTAATCATATCATCAATGGTTTTGAGCCTGTACTCGTGCATCTGTTGTGATGTACCAATTTGACCAGAATTCTCCTCCTGAATTTTCTCGCTCGCTACCCTCGCTCTAACTTTTAACAAATCCTCGTGGTGCGCTGCTGCGTTTGCTTCATCTGTCCACATAATGTATATATGGTTGCTTACACATATAAATCTATGGACGACTTAGGCAAGCCTAAAAGAAGATGGGATGTGGTGGAAGAAAGAGGAAAGGAGATGGACAGGTCAATACCGTGTATACTTTGTAGAAACCAGGCCGTTGGCGCTGGTGGGGGATGTTGTGCCGACTGTATGATGAGTGTCATACTCGAAAAGGCAAGAATTATATATCCGGTTAGCGTAAAAGACTTAGAGAAAAAATGGAAGACCTAGACAATCTGATAGAGGAAATTGAGGTGCTCTCTAACGAGATCACCAAGATCAATTTTGACATAGAGGGAATAAGGGAGGAAAACGAAAGGCTGCAGGAAAAACAGCCATACATGGTAAGACATATACAAAAGAACGAAAAGACCCTTTTCAAGATGGCAACCGAACTTACAAAAAAAATGGAGACAAAACATATGCTTGATGCAAAACTTCAGGTGGAACAGATTGCGCTCCAGGACCAGAAAAAGGAGGAAAAAGTTGACAAGAACGATAAGGCGTAGAAATACCTCACATCCTACCAGGGACGGAAAACATAATCCCATATGTATCAATCCCGACTGTAAAGACTGTACAAAAGATTAAATATAGAGTAAACAGATATATAGCATGAAAACAGTCGCATTATTTTTAATTTTATTTTTGGTTGGCGGAATTGGAGTCTTGCCTGCAGGAGTCAGTGACAACCTTGAGACTTTAAAGGTGAGGTTTGACAAGACCCCTGAGGTATGCATATTTGACATAGATCCCGAGGTTAGTGACAGTGCGAGAACGCATGAAATTTTGACCAGGCTGTCTGTCAGCTCGTGGTCGGATGCACTGTTCAAGGAATACCCAAAGGGAAACTGGGAGATAATAGTACATGATTCAATATCATGGAAAGACCACAAGGATAAGGCCGTAGAAGATTTTCCTCACTGTACGATAATGGTAGTGTTTGAAAGTCTTAGCGGATCCGAAGCGCTTGGTACAACGTCGATAAATTTTTCAAATTCCAACCACAAGTTCATGGTGATACAGGTGTATGTGGACTATGTCGATCGAAGTCATCTAATAGTGAATAATGGTAAGGCTGATTGGGCAATAGAACAGGTGAACGAGTATACATTACAGTCGGTTATAATTCACGAGCTTGGACACGCATTTGGTCTTCTTCATTATATAAACTCGTCACCCATACCAAAAGATATGGAAGGCATAGAGGTATCCGTCATGTATCCTCATCTTCGTATTAACTATGGTGATATTGTTGAGATAAAGTCCCCCGAGTTGCAGATGATGGGCAAGCTGTACGGGGAGTACGGATGGGAAGGTGTAAAGTATCCGCTTGTGGTAAAATCCTGTAATTTTTTGCAGAACATAGCGTATGATTGCAAGTATATTTAAATAACACATACATACTATACATACTATGGGTTGCAAGAACGGCAGATGTGAACTTACCAAAGACGGACTGTTCAGGATAAAGAAGGAAGACAAGGAAGAGGAAGAAGACTAGCCGGCTCGTCACACCGGTCAAGGAGGCTTAGGTCCCCTAATGCAGACTCACATTACTAGTCATATATATTAACACATTCGTTATAGTTAAAGATTGATTACCATATATTTTAACTAACATATTTTTACTAGCTATAAAGGTTTCGTATGATTACCGATTACATGTTTTCAACTTACGTCAGTGTAAGTACAGTAATCAGTAATCAGTGTAAAAGTTGTGGTATGTAGTCTGGTAGTAAGTTAATATTATATGTAATCATTTATGTTAGATTTATATTACGTATATGATATATATTATATATGGATAAAGAAGATATAATATCATTACAACAGATGGATAAAACAATACGATCATGGTCAAATGCTAGAATCCAAGACCAAATAAAAAGCATAAGAGAAGTGGAGAATCCAACCAGGATGCAGAAAATTGTGGTAAAATCACTGGTAACGGAAATCAATATAAGATATCATTCTCAAAGGGAAGATAACTTGATTGTTTTCATGGGAAACATTGACAGAAAAGAGGCAGAGATAAAATACAAATATAAGAGGAAACTACAGATTAGAAAGGCAAAACGAACATTTGATAGCGTCCAAAAAGGAATAAGAAAAGAACAAAGACTTTTAAAATATGACACAGATGAAGAGTTAGAGATAAAAAAATTAAAAGCCAAACTTGCATCAGAGAGAAAAAAGAAATATGATACACAATACTATAAAGATAACAAGGATGCTATCAATGTGAAAAGAAGACGAAAATATACTCCATTGAGTTTAGGAAGAGTGTCAGACAAACAAAGAAGAGAGATAGAATCTATACTTGGAAAACCAATAGATTCCTAATCTTTATATATCATTTGGTGTAATATTACTCATGGGTTCATGTAAGTGTGGTACAGGTAAATGTTCAATACACGTATCAAGAAACACCGCACCTGTAATAGAGGTTATAGAATCATGCAAGTGTTCCAATTGTGATTGTAGCGATCATAAGTTTTGTGATTGTGAAGACTGTGAATGTGTTGAATGCAGTTGTTGAGATATAGTTAAATATAGGTAAGTTTATATTAGTAGATGACATATATATATCGGTTGTCAGGGATTACCACCGTGTTCTGAGCTCTGAGTGCGGAAAAACAGTAGCCCTCTTAAACCTTTAAAGGTTAGAAAGTGCGTAAGAGACGTCATCTAACCACAGAAAATTTTTAACAAAAAACGAAAATTTTTAGAAAATAAATTTTTTTACCGAAAATTTTTAGAATACTTTATATAAGCGTATTGACACTATAATGTATGGGTATTAGGCAGCGTTTTACAAGTGCATATAAGGCTTTAACGTCAGTCGACAAGGGTTATACCGAAACTACATCCAGACCGGCTATAATGCAGCCATATATGGCTACCGATACAGGCGCAAAACTACCAATTTTTCCATTTCCGCTAATTATGATCTATGAGTTGTCAGATAACGTCGACGCTCTAAGAATTTCCATTGAAACCATCAACAGAGAGATGTTTAAGAACGGGTTTGAGGTTGTTGAAAAGTACAAATACAAGTGTAACAACTGTGGAAAGGAGTTTGACGGCAAACCATCAAAGGATGACGCCTTTGATCGCAAGGAAGGACCGCCAGAAGACACTGATACAGATAAAGCACCTGCAAAAAGACTCTCACATGCAAATAAAATACTAAACAAGGCAGGAATGCCAGGATTAAAGGAAGAAGAATCCCCTGCACAATGTGACGACTGTCATTCATCTGATATTTCTCGTCCAAAACCGGAAAATCGTAAAGTTTTACAACAATTATACACATGTTTCGTCAACAATAACGACCAAACCATGGAAGATGTCGGTAGAATGCTCGAGAGGGACCTAGAAGTAGCAGACAATGCATATTTATTACTATTAAAGAACTATTACATTAATGATGCTACAGGTAAGATTGATAAAAAGAAGACAAAGATTAAAGAACTTATTAGAATAGATCCCCCTCAAGTCGCAATCATCGCAGATTCAGACGGCAGAGTCGGTTTCGATGACAAGAGAAACGCTGTATACGTCTGCCCACGATTTGAGCATAGAGATAAAAGGCTCTCCAAACCGCACTGTGAAAGGTGCGGTGCGGAAGCATTAAAGGCATTGTTGGAAGTGTCATCAGTATACTCTGTAGGTGTGCCACAGCCAAAGAGAGTAATATATGCACAGGGTGAGGTTATTTGGGTTGCAGGTAAATATAAACCGGGACTGATTTATGGATTTTCACCGATATATGCATTATGGAGCAAAGTAATGTCATTGTCTCACATGGATGAGTACATTAGAAAGTACTTTGACAAGATGCGTCCGCCAAGAGGCTTGTTGGTCATACAGTCAAGAAATTATGAAACATTTAGAAAGTCATGGAACACACTTGAACAAAGAGCAACAGAAGATCCGTACATGATACATCCGTTACTGGTTGAATCCGACAAAGGCGGAGCAGGACAGGCCGCACAATGGATTGATTTCACGGGATCACTAAAAGAGTTACAATTTATAGATATTAGAAGAGAACTTAGACAGATTATAGGTGCAGCATATGGCGTATTGCCGTTATACTTTGGAGAACTTCCATCAGGATGGGCAAACGAGGGAATGCAGGTTACAATTACAAACAGACATGTAAAATGGTCACAAGATTTCCTTAAATCACATATTTTCGACAGACTTGCAAAGGAATTACAAGTTAATGACTGGAGTCTACGACTTAGAGAAGGTGAAGAAGCAGACGAACTCAGAGATCTCGAAATAAAAGCACAAGAGATCCAGAACAACGCAACCCTGCAACAAATGGGATTCGATGTCAAGAGAACACACACTGGAGACTGGGTTGTCGGAAAGGAACCAACATTCGAGCAGGTTATGTTGCCACAAATGGCCGCAGCCGAACAACAGGCAGAACTTGGCATGGAAATACAGGAGGCACAACCGGAAGGACAGAAACAGGGAAGAGGTGCATCTACAACCGGTAACGGTGAGCGTACTCAGGGAGCCAAACAGGGCGGACCTATGAACAAACGACCATCAGACCCAGGTGGTTCAGGACAGGGTTCACCAACAGCAGGAGGCAAGAAGAGATCAGGCGCATTTAACGATTCACAGAAATCAATAGGACATACGGAAGAGTTCTGGGTTAGAAAGATGACCAAGGAAGGAGACATGACCGAGGACGAGGCTAGAAACATTGTAAAGTCATGGGAGAAAGAGTATAAAAAGTCAGGAACCATATATTTCCCAACAATAGCAGATGATGAGGAAAAGGCACCAGACGGACTTGCAGATACTGTAAGAAGAAAGAAATCAAAAGGCAAGGTAAAATATGTAATTAGAAGGGAAGGATTACCTGACATGGAAATAGTGAAATCCGAAGAGGAGGAAACATAATGGAGGGAAACATCAACGAGCTTCAGATTATAAACCCACCGGCATCAGCATTCGAGTTCATCATGGGAGAGAACAGGACGCTGACATACAAGCTTCACAACACGGGGGAATTTCCTATCAAGGACTTTAACATAAAGGCATCAAGCATTCTCAAATTAGGAGAGGACGTAAGACCTACAACAAAGAACTATGTAAAGGTGATAAAATATCCTTCTATACTAAAGGCAGGACAAAAAGGGGAACTTGTATTAGAAGCAGAGGTACCATTTGATTATAGTGAAGTAGTAAAGAGAGACGGAAAGGATACATTATGGCCTTATAGAATAGCATTGACTGTAAAGTCCATAAAACATATCACAGAGTTATAACATTTATATATGGTTATGTGTATATAATAATACATGGCCAAAAGTAAAAATGTTAAAAGAGTTAAACAAAAACAGGCACCTGCCGCACAAGTACCGCCAGGACCTAATAATGAAGTTTACCGTTCAATCAGATATAAATCAGATATAAAGACACTTGTTGTCAGGACAGAGGTCGGATATGATATGGTATTTGAATTAAACCCCCAAATTAGAGTCAATCCATATGAGGTATCGGATAATGGAACTCCAAAGTTTCAGTCATCAATTATATGGACATTAAAAGGTGTAAGGCCAAGAGGCAATGCCATGAAACAACCCGAGATTGAATCAACGATCAAGGGAAGATCACTGTTACCAATGGAGATGGACTGGGACATAGCACAACTGGGTTTTGTATATTCAAACGCAAGGGATCCAAACAACCACAGGTGGTGGCTTGAGGCGTTAAAGGCAGGAAAACAAATGGGTCAGTTTGACAGTCAGTTGTCGGAATATACCATGCAGGTTTCATCTACGGCACCTATAGGAACAAGATCATGGTTTGACGGAATACATCACGGACGATTTACATTCTCCAAGGATTCAATAGAAGATGCAAAAGAGATAGGAAAGGGCCATATTTTTATCAAGGGCAACGGAAAAGGAAGAATAGGAGACATAAAAGGAAATGTTGAGATACCTGAAGAATGTGTAGTGCTCAGACTGAGATTTGATATCAGAAAGAATATCTGGTATACAGAGATGATAAGTGCCGAAGGAAAGGTTCTGGGGGAGCCAATTATAAGCAGCCAATTAAAGGCAGACGCCAGGTTCAAAGGACATATGACACCGGATCCAAACAGACCAAAGGTATCAGGACTTATAGCAAGGGACGACGTCATATCAATCAAGACAGACCAACAACTGACCATGATTAAAGGTAAATTTAATTGATCATAGTAGGAGTAAATCCTCAATATCATCATGTAAAAAAGATGTCATATATAGAGTATTCCGCCCTGGCCTTTAACAAGGAATATTTGGAAGTAGGCAGTTTTAACAGCATACCAAAAGATAAACCAATTATAGTGTTTGCAGAGGATGGAGAAGAGTCGTTAGAAGACTTTGACTTCCCGGATGACGCATATTACGTGTTTGGAGAGGATTATGGAAAAGAAGATATGGATATGAGTTATGATGTAAGATATGTCAAAATTCCAACAAACAGGAAAAGATTTAGGGCCCTATTTGCCCACCAGGCGGCATCAATAGTATTATGGGAAATCTTTAAAGAAAGTAATTCTTAAATAAAACGAAAGATATATAATCGTATGGCAATAACAACTTCTGCAGGTGACGGTGTGAGGATCACAACAGCGGCATGGTGTGGAGTGGCAAACTCTTCAACAGCAACATCAGCAGTTGTTAACGGCAGGTGGGCTGCAGGAGGAAATACAAACAATTGTAATACATGCGCATGTATAACGTTTACAGACAGGGTATTGGTATTAAGACAAGGTGCATGTAATGAGGAGATTAAGTTTATAACAGGTGAAACCGCATGTGCAACCTGTGATACTACATGTTTGACAATTCATGAGGCATGGTGTACTAATCCGTCAGCGTGTGATACTGTTCATGTTTCTTATATTATACAGGACGCGGCTACACTGACAGGCCTAGGTCTTTTAACCAAACGTCTTCAGGACTATTCATCTTCCAGGGTTTTTAATGTGGGTAATACTGGAGCGTGTCCAGCGTACGCGCTGTTCGCGATGGTCAAGGGTGTGTCGTTGGAAACAGACGGAACAGAAATGTCTAATTGTGCTCCTGATGTAGAGGTTGAAAATAATGGTCATTTTATAAACGGATATGAGGATAACGGAGTAGGTGTTAATGGAGGATATTTTGTATTTCCAAACCAAACAGCCGGTCGTTGTGGTTTTAGAGCAAATGACGGGGCAATTTTACACATATTAGACGAGCAGTTTTGGGGATCAGTATCAAACCCAGAACACAGAATACTTGGAAACTGTACTACTGGCACTGTAAGATTAAAAAACATATTCGGTACAAGACAGCTTGACGTAACTGCGCCCAATATAAATTATGAGTGTTGGAGGGTTCAAGGTCAGGATGTTACATGTGATTTTTTTAATGTTGGTGGAAATATTACTATTAATGGTCTTGAAATGGTTGACATGGGAGCGATCAGAAACATAAATCAGAACACATGTGCGGAAACTTTTACTTTTAGAGATGTTGTGTTTATCAGTAACAGTGCCGACATAATTACAATGCAGGGAGCTAGTAATAACAAGACATTCATTCTAAATAATCCAAAATATACAAACGATCCCCCAACATGTGATATTACTCTTTTAGGTGCAGCGTCAACAGTTCAAGAACAGTTTAGAATTACAGCAACAAGCCAACAAACATGTGGTACCAAACTCCAAAATACTAGGTTTAAAATCGTAGAAAGTACACCATGTGCCGCATTGGTTAATGAAGTTAACAGTGATGTTTGTGGTGTAGCAGTTATAGATGTAGTTAAAAGAGAATGGACTGGAGCATGTGAGACTCTTACAACTCATGCCTGTTTTGCATTAAAGACATTTGATTATGGGTTTACACCTTTTGTAACGTCACAAACTGTAGCAAACAAGACGGGAGGTTTTGGTCAATGTACGGTAATTGCACAACTTACAGACGATTTCGTATGTGCCGCAGAGTGTGTTGCAGTTGCAGATGGAACGGCAAAAGTGACAATCATAGAGTCAACGGCATGTAACAACCACAGTCTGGTCAAGTGGACATCGGGTTCAGGAACACTTACATCTGGGGATACTATCAGACAATGCGCAACAAATCTGGGAACAATACATATCATAGAAGGATGTTCAACAGCAGGTTCAGGTATAATAGTGGCAAGGACAGGAACAGCCGTAGCAAACTGTAGTACCCTGTGTACCGCAGGAGGATTCAGTGCAACATATACAAACTCAAGTGAGAAGAGATTTTACTTTGTATACGATGCAGGATCAATATCATGTACCGACAGATCCGCCCAGCAACTTTACGATCATCAGATAGCCAAGCTTGGAGAGGCAACATTGGACACTGGAGACTCATGGTGCAAGCCAATTCTATGGGGCAGAACAGAACACGCAATTCCATTCCAAGGAGTAGCATGTGCCGGAACCATATGTGCAACATTCAAGACAGTGAGAAATGTCGCACTGACTCAGGGCTGGGGAGTAATAGGATTATCATCATTAGGAAAAATAACAGTATTTACGGCAGATGACGGAACAACATTCAGTCCACAATCAACAGTAAACGTAACAGTAACAGTAAACGACGAGTCAGGAACTGCGGTACAGGGAGTGAAGGTTGGCATATTCACATGCCCTGTAAGCCCGGGAGACAGTGCTCTGATATGTGGAACAAGCAATGCGTGTGGTGTTGTGACAGGAAGTTTGACGGTAGCGGGGGACATATCAGCAAACGTAAGAGCAAGACTAAAGGGATATATACCATTTGAAACAACAGGAACAATCAGTGCGGTATCAGGGCTTTCTGTTGGTGTTAGATTCATAAGAGATACCAGTGTGAACCTGCCGTGAAGTGTCCACACTGTAATAGTACGTCTATTATAAAAAAGGTTAACAGATTTTGCCTGTCATGTGGAGCGGAAGAGATAAAGATAAAGGGATTTGAGTATCTTGTATGGAAACTAACCAATGGAAGGATAGTTGCCTCCCCGGATGCAACGGAAGCAAAGAAGGAACAGGCAAAAAAAGACTGGCCGTCAGGGGACTGGCAGTAATCATCTTTATATACTGGAATTACGATAATAAAGTATGGCAGTTGCTGACGATTGGGATATAGATTATATTGACAAGAAGATTTCACACATAGACGGCAATCTCGACTGGGATGGCGGATCAGGTACCGTACCAGCAGCAGACGATTATATTTATCAGACTTCAGGAAATAATGCCGTAGCAAAACTGATATGTTCACTTTCAGGTACGTCAGGAACGGCAAACCTAACCAATACAGTCGGAAGATTTGTAGATGGAACAGGACTAGTTAGATTAGAATATGTAGATTTTGATACCGTAGCAAACTGCGGATTTTCAGTAGGAGACACAGTTACAGGAGCAACTTCATGTAGAACAGGAGTTATTAGAGCCATAGAATATAATGATACTACCACTTCCGGTCAAGGAAGAATTTATGGACAGTTCACAGGTGCTGCATGTTTTACTGCCGCAGAAAATTTACAGGTTGGCGGTTCAACAAAGGCAAGTGCCGTAGGAACAGGTTCAGGTGACTTTGATTGGGCAGCATCGGTAAACGAGTTGACCAGTGGAACTCAAAACCCACCAGGAACCAACAATACAAGTGTTTTAATAGACTTTGATTCTCCAGGATGTTCAATATATATTCCAGACGGTGCAAATATCAGTGCAACCGGATGTAAGTCAGGAGTTGTACAACAACACGTAGGTGCAACAAGCGGAAGTCAGGGATCACTCAGACTTAACAACGTACAGGGAACATTTGCAAATGATGATAATTTAATTATGGAATGTGTTATATTTTACGACACCCAAGTTGCAGGTCAAGTATTTGCAGTTGGTGATGTTATTACAGGAGTAACTTCATCTATTCAGGCAAGAATTTTAAAAATTATTGACGATGGTGACTCTTCAGGTAAACTAATTACGGCATCAAAGACTGGAGCAGTTACATGTGGTGAATCAATTCAAGTAAATTCTGTAACAATCGCATCAGTAGAGAATACAACAGCAACATTAGACAGTGCAACAGACGTATTGGGTTCACCAAGAACCAGACAAAGAGACGCATTACAGGGAGGTATTTATGATGATTGTGTATCATTAAACATAGTTAGAAACGCCAACGAGTTATATACATATATCCAGGCAACATTCGACGATCTTGTCCAGATGGATGACGACGTTCCAATGTCCGCCCAAGTCAAAGACCAACAATATACTTTGATTAATTCATGGCAAATTCCAGATCTCAGCATGAGATTCCTGGAGAACGGTTCCATCAAAGACAGTTCAAACGACAATATTTGGACCAATTACCAGACATTAGGTTCCATTCAAGGAGTAGGTGACCAAGGATACACCGAATCAGCATGTACTCCATCACCACAACCACAGTTCTACATTGAACAAGACGGTTCAGTACTTAGATCTGACTGGCTAGAAGGAAACATTAACGTATTAATTAAAGTAAAATCAAATTCCGATCCAACAGTCGTATGTGCATCAGTATGTGCACTGGGACAACTAATTAACAGCGGAACAGTTACAATATTCAATAGACGATTTGGTCACACATATGACCACTTCCAGACAACTACAGTAGGTGGTACAGCTCCAATTCCACTCGCTACTGCAACAGACTTGAACAATGCGACCGGCCAATACCGTATATCATATACTGGTTGTGGAGGCTTTACTGTAGGAGAAGAGATTACAGGCGGAACTACCGGAGCCATAGGCGTAGTTATAGCAGAAAACTTGACATGTAACACACTGGATTATACATTATTCTCATCAACCCAGTTCGGATCAGCAGAAACCATCACGGGCGCAGTATCAGCAGCAACCGCAACATTCTCATCCGTAGCAAACCTGGTAGCAGGATATTGTTCAGCAGTAAGACAGATGACCGTAGAGACAAAGATTGCAACAGGCGGAGGAACTGGATCATCAGGTGTATGGACAAGAGGAGAGACAGTTACCCAGGCAGTAACATGTGCAACAGGATTCATATTAATGGCAGATGCAGCAGACGCATTATATATAGAAGTAACAGGATGTACGGCATTCTCTGGAGATAATTTAATTACAGGGGCAGTATCAGCAACAACATATGACCCGGGATGTGCAGGAACTTATACAGCTAACCAGACAACCGTACCAGGAGACATCGAGGACGGATGTGGTGAACAGAACTACAACGCATATTTGGTAGGAAATCACTGTGGAACATCATGTAACGCTTCCCCAATTCTTAACGTATATGAATGGACCAAATTTGAACTTAGAAAAGAATCAACTAATGAAATTGCACAAACAGGAACAACCGCAGCATTGGAAGGTAGAATTTACAGACAACTTGACAGTACTTACGCAGAAGTAAAGGCAGCACCATTCGGATCATTCGCTGGTGGAAAATTATTCGGTGCAACAGGTGTATTCATAGACAAGGATACGTTATGTACAGGAGATGTTCAAGGTATTCAACTATTAGACGCAGCAGGTACAACAAGAAACCCACCTAACTTGCAGACTATTGCAGTTACCTCATTGGTAGCATGTGACAGTGTGTCAGTGTTTAGAGCAGTTAACGCATGTGCCTGTGCAGAAGTTATATGTACAACAGAATTTACAGTAGATTGTGCTCCAGGAGCATGTGCTAACGGAGCAGCAAACTCTATCATTGAAGTAAAAACAGCAACCAGAGCAGTACCAATGGCACAAGACGTACCATCATCAGGAGTAATCAGAGTTGAAGATCCAAACAATGCAGGACTATTCCTTAGATTCCCATACAATGCAGTATGTAGAACTACAGGCAGATTTACACTAACATCAGGTACTATTGGTAACGTCACATCATGTACGGCACTAACATCACTTGATGACGCCTTTGTGGTATTCATTGAACAGGCATCAGGAGGAGCAAGTACATCAAACTCTGTAATTTATGTGTCAGACGCCCCATTAATCATTAAAGTGAGAAGAAAAGGTATATTGCCGTTCCAGACCACTTCAACGTTCGGTTCAACCGGTGCATCAGTCGGTGCTGTAAGAACAACCGATTCTGTAGTAGACCTACCATAGACGATAATTCTTATATATTTATAAGTCTTTAGTATATTATGGCAACACTGACTTTCTTCAAATCCACCAAGATTATAGAAGTAGATGCCCCTCAGACAGAGGTAACAGTTCAGGACTTGGTCAATCAAATAAGAGATTATGAGGACAACTTGGTAAATATGGATATCAAGAGAATTGCAGACATTACAGGTAAGGATTCGTTAGGAGGAGGAAATTTTACAGGAATTACACTAAAATTGTTACATGACTGGAGGGTTAGATTTGAAGACAGATGTGGTCCAACATTCGAACAGATGAGGGTATCCGGGGGGAACCTAATCGCAACCAATGTATATTGTAACAACCCTATAGCAACATCATCATTCACACAAGTAACCGTAGAACTTTCATTGTCACCATCAATCACGGGTACCAATGATGAGGACTTGAGATATTTGGTAGAATCATTAAGAGGAAATCACAAGGCATTTGGACAGAGTATATATTGGAGCCCATATGACGGATGTGACGGACTGGATGGAAGCAGTGTTGGTTTGGCTGTACAGACATTTTGTAGAGCACATGCATTAACAACTGACAATGCAGGAGATGTTATATTTGCACTTGCGAACGACCCAAGTGGTGAAACCGTAACTACAGAAAAAATCACAATATCAAACAATAGAACATTATTGAGAGGACCGGGACAAAACTTTGTAATGAATCCAGCTACAACAGGAAGTCCTACAGTAACACTTAGTGGCATAGGAAATCAAATAACAGGAATTAAGATAAAAACGGCAGCATGTGGGGTAGATAATGGAATAACAGTAACAGGTAGTTTTTCCAACATACAGGATTTGACAATTGAATGTGTCACTGGAAACGGTATAGAAATAACATGTGGAGAGAAACATAGAGTTGAAAACATAATTGTAAAAAATGCAGTGTTTGACGGTGTAAAAGCAACTGATATTAAAACATCATTTTTTGACAGGATGGAGATAACAAACAATACAGGCCATGGACTATCTATATACTCTACGATATCTGAGGACTCATCAGATAATGTGTTATCAAACAGCATATTCAATAATAATAAAAAATATCAAGTATCAATTTTCTCAGGGACATCTAGAACATCCATAAGAGATACAAACTTAATCACATCTGACGGATTTGGAAGACTTGATGACTTGGGATTAAACACTGTAGATACAAACAATGACGGTAAAATCAATGTGATATGTGCAGGCGTGGCCCAGACTATATTGGATGTATCGGACGTAAAGACGGAGACAGAGGATATTTTGACCAAACTGGAAACAATAGAACCATCAGTTCTTGACATATTATCAAGGGTTAAAAAAATAGAAACATCCACAAACACGTCAGAAACATGCAACGCATTGATAAAAACGGCAGTTGATACTATCCTCAAATTCCACCAGAATAGGCAGAAGATATTAAATAACCAACTTATTATATATGATGATGATGACACAACACCGTTGATTTCATTCAATCTATTCAATAAGGCTGGAGCAGCAACTGAAACTGAACCATTCGACAAAATACCGACTACATAAAGTTTATTAGGTATGTGATGAATTAGAGAATATGGCACAAACTATTGTTGATGGTCAAACTAAAAATACAGCAAGAGTAAATACAATTTTTAGGCTAGAAACTGACAGTATTTCAAAGAATCAGGGAGAATTCCAATCACAGGTTAATGGAGAGGTATTCGTATCTACAACCGGAAAAACCAATACATTATGTGCACCTAATGGAATTGTATTTTATATTAAAAATACAGATCCTGACAGGGATATAATCATAGAGTCATTACAATTTGGTCTTCAAAATGCAGGGGCACAGATATCATTTCAAAAAAATGACACAGGAACACCGGCAACTACTACAGAATTAGATAAGACAAATGTAAATTTTGGATCAGGTAAGACAGCCACTGCAGACATATATACATCATCAGGAACAGGTATTACCGGACTTGCAGATGGTGAAATAATTGCAACACTGACAGATCTACCGGCAGGAATGGTTGATTTTACAAATGCAATTGGTAATACATTCGTATTAAAAACAAATGATATTCTTACATTACATATACAGGCCTCAGCAGGTGGAGCACAGACAGGAAGGGTTTCATTTTGTTGCAGATATGCTTTTATAAAGGAGGACATATAAAATGGATGTAGAAATTAGAGATCCATCAACCGGAACTGGAGCAAAAGTTGATTCTAATCAATTCTTAAAAGTTAGAGGATTTACAGAGGTTGTAGAGCATTATTCATTACAAAACGGGAAAGCATGGAATATTAATACAGGTAACATTACATTGACATCAGCATGTTCATCAGCAGTGTTGTATGTATCTTATACAGGTGAAGAAGAACTTGACATAAATTCATTTATACATCTGCTAGGAACATCCACAGGAGGATGTGGTGATTGGACAGTAGAAGTTATTAGAAATCCAACAGCAGGAACAATCATAGATAATGCCACAACATTTACAATATATAACAGAAACTTTGGATCAAACGTCACATTAGATGCAACGGTATACAAGGGTGCAGAAGGTTATACGTTCACTGACGGTGAAGTTGCAATTCAATCAATAATAGATTCTTCTGGTAGAAATGTTGTTGGAGTACCAATACATCTTACAAAGGGAACATCTATGGGTATCAAAATTACACCACCACCAGGAAATACATCTGCAACAATACAAACGGCAATAACACCATACATAGGTTAAATATGTCACTTTTAACCAGAGGGTTAGGTAGTAATTTATTATTAACAGGTGGAATGGGAGGAGTTACAGTAGTAATAATAAAAACCCCACAAGATGATACAGTTGCAGGAGCCTCAACATTAGAGGGACTTTATAGCAAGCGAAGAGTAAAGGGTATTACATTAAAATCGGAGGACAATCTAGTATTAATAGATAATATAACAGCATTCACACAACACCCAACAAAAATATTCAAGATGTTAAAGGCCAATAGAAAGGAGAGATTATTAATCACAAAGGCAGTAGACGTAATGAGGTCAGATCCGATGCATATAACATCAATAGTAATAAGAAGACCTAGTAAAAGCCTTGTAATAAAGGAACATTATATGAGAAAACTTGACAGCAAGTCAGGAGTACAGGGAGACAGATTGATGAATTTTGTAGAAAAACAGATAAAAATTAAGAATAAAGAGACAAAATTGACCAGTAAAAAAACGAAACATATAAACGTGGTGGATACTATAGATACACTAGAGGTTACTGAATTGATGGAGATTATAAAAGATATGGATGATGCAGATGTTATTTGACGGGTTTATTTCAGGATTGAAAAAGTCTTTTTCAGGCAAAATATTCACAAGAGAACTCAATGATTGCAGATTCTGTGGAAAACCAAGCTATTTTGACACATGTTTAAAATGTGAAATTGACGAGGCATATAGGGGATTTGGGCAAAAATGAGTAGAAAACGTGATCCATATGAATATGTTACCCCGGACAACTTTGACATGGTAAGACAGTGTCTTATGCAGGGCTTACATTCAAACGATCCTAAATCAATAATTGAAAACATGAAAAAAACAACAGATATACCTGAAGACGCTATTATCGCAATAGTTAGTCAGGAAATAGGCGGCGCATTTGACGCATGGAAGGAGAAAAATGGCTGACAAACTTGATGTAAACACGGGAGGCACTGCCGCAGGTAAAAAAATATGGGAAATGCATCAGGCAGACGAGCAAAAGGCAGTTAACAACCACAAGGAAGGTCATTGCTGGAATTGTGAGAAGAAAAAAGCGGTTTCTGCAACAATGTTTAACGTGTGCGCCCATTGTAGACGCAATAGAGGACCAGAACACACACTTGTAACACTTGCAGACAAGGGATGGGACCTTTGTATGTTCTGTGGAAAGTATTCATGGGATATAAAACAGATAAATGCTAGATTATGTTTCAGTTGTCACGGCAGAATCAGGGAAAAATTGCGTGATTTCAGACGAGCAGGTGGTACTACCAAGGTAGATCCATTTTGGAAGTCAATGAGGAAAAATCTAGGCAAGGATTACCTATTTCGTGAAGGTTTTACAAGAAATTTTAGAAAATAAAAAATTAATGAACTGATTTTAATATCAGATTCACTCTAGGTTTGCTATCGTCGTATAGAATATAACCCTTGACATGTCTTTTTCTATTGTTAAGATCACCGGATTTTACTCTACGTGCTATAGCTAATGTCTGTTGTATCGTTTGACCGGAAAACACAACCCTGTTATGTTTGGGTTCAACTTCGACCTCGACTATAGGTTCAAATTTATCCTCATATTGTTTAAATGATTCTTCACCTAGATCAAAATAAACAAGAGATTTTGAAAAATCTGGTTTATAGCCAGCCGTACCTGAACGGGTATCACTAACAAGAACTATGTTTTTATCGTTAATCCATAAGGAAGAAAGGTGATTTTCTGTAACCACGTCCTGCCCTTGAGGATAAAACAACATGTATTCTTCTAATGTGTCATACACATATACTGACGCATTTGTCATTAATATTATATAGGGGTATTGCTTATATAAAAGTATGGGATACAACGACTGTAAAAAATGCAAAAGATTGATATCCAGGTATACCATTGACAGGGAGTCAAACGGTATAGTGAAAAACTATCAGTTCAAACTGTGTTGGGGATGTGGATATTTTACAATATACCCTAACGTTCGTGATGATTTCACTGTTTCTGTCATGAGAGATCAATCATTAATAATTGATTTGATAGAGTCAGACCTGTTAAAACCAATTCTTTAAATAATTATTAATAATATATAAAGGTATGGAATTAGACATATTGGGGGAAGTAATAGCAGGTGCAATATTATTCATAGTATCAGGCATATCAGCATATATGTACAAGTTCTTTAAAGACAGAAAAAAAATGATGTCAGACAATGAAGAGGCAATAGAGGCATTAAACGACAAAGTGGACGAATTAAATAGACGATGTAAGTATGACGCGTTAAGAATGCGAAAGGCCATAGTCATATTATCCAAACGTTTGGATAAAAAAAACAAGGAAATACATCCGGATATAGACACGGCATTTGAGGAAGTAACAAAGGATATCCTGACTGACGATTACTAAAAAGTTTATATAGGCAATTGGCGTGGAATGAGTATGGTATTCGAACTAGCCGGTCGACTTAGATATCATGCTTTATGGGCATATACTGCAATCGTGCTACCTTCATTCCTATTGGATAAACTTCCAATAACGGATATTCAAGGTCTAGCAGCAATATTGGCACCTATAGCACTGGTACTCGCAGCAGACGTGGCCAAAAACAGAAACACAGTCGCCACTTCTTAGACGTTTTTGACAAATCTAAGAGGAGCTACTTATATTTTTTATAGATATTATTATATATGATGAAAGATATTGTTAGTCATGGTAGAACGATTGTTTTTTTCCAAACTGGTCACCAAAGATTTGACAGCTATTGAAAGCTCTAGACGATTATTTGAAGGGGTGCTAACAGTTGAAATGAAAGACAGACAAGGCGAGATCACCGTACGTGACGAACTACTTAAGGTTCTACCTATTTGGATAGCAAGGGGAGGCCCTATAACAGACACACATTCCAACAGAGTTGTAGGTCAAGGAATAAATTTCGGTTCAACAACCGTAACAGACGAGAAGGGAAAATCATATCCTGCAATAACAATACAGGGTGAGATATACAGAGACTACGAACTTGACGACGAGATATGGAATGCAATAAAATCAGGCAAGTATAAAGGACTTTCATTCGGAGGCGCTACTAAATCCAATAGAACCCCTATAATGCAGAAAGATGGATCAGTTGCATATTCCCTAAAGGATTTGGAACAATATGAAGTAGCCGTATGTGAGGAACCAGCAGTACCGCTTGCATTAATTACCCAACATAATGAGATAGCAAAAGCCATGGCAGGAGAGACAAAAGACAGAGGAGATGGCAAGATGTGTATAAGATGTGATAGATTTAAATGTTATGTAGATAAAGATTCACTTGTAAAAATTGAAGATGACGAGGATGAAAATACCCAAGTAACCGTATTGGATGAATGGAAACATGAGAAACACCCAGATACGGACGGAAAAACAGAGGGTATTAGAACAACAAAAGGAGATGACACTTTTTCAGATAAAAACGGTGCAAACTCACCAAACAAGGACGAGGATGCAGAGGCATTGGAAAACAATGTAGGAGAGCCACAGGAAAACGGGGCTACATATCATGGAACAGACAAGGCAGAAGATGATAAAGCAATGGATAAAGACGATGACGAGATGCTAGAAGAGGCAGACTTGGAAGAAGTAGAGAAAATATTACCAGCATTGGGTGCAGCAGCAGGTGCTATCGGTAGAGGCGCAGCAGGCGCTGCAAGAGGTGCAGCAGGCGCTGCAAGAAACGTAGGAGGTAAATTTGATGCAGCATTATGTGCAGGAGAAAAAATCATGAATCAAGTAAATGAAGGAATAGGCTCTGCACAAGAATCAGGATTAATATGTACATGTAGTTGTTCATTATCATCTTCAGATAAATCTCATGACAGTATAGAATCAAAATATACAGAAGATGGAAAAGACCAGTATGGAAACAAAATGCCTAAGGTAATGAGAAAAAAACCTTCTGAAACAGACACTGCACAGGACAAACCTGGAACCAGACACGGTACACGTCAGACAGGTATGGGAGAAGTAAAACCAAGCACGTCTAATATGACTCCAGAACAATTAAAAAGAAGACAGGAAGGCAATTGGAACAAGCAATCAGGACCAAAGGTCGGAGGGAAAAAGATTAAACCTGGTCCAACCGTAACACATGATCATAAAACGGGCACAACTACCATAGACAATTCAACCGCAAGAAGAGGATCACAAGGAAAGATAACAATCCCAACAGAGAGATATATCAGTAATTTCACTTCCAAAAGAAACGACATGAAACAGTCATTTGACCTGTTAAGACTATTATTCACAGTTAAAACAGGTAATGTTAATAAAATAGAAACACCAACAGATAAAGAACTTAGAATTGAATTGGATGAAGCAAGAGCAGTGGAATCTGGAAAGGTATCAAAACCTAAAGAAAAACCAGAAGCAGGAGAAACAGCACTGGCAAACCAATATTCAATGAGAAATACAGAAGCATGGAAGTCAGGAAACGACTACAATACATGTGAGGTAGTCAGGGAATATGACGACGAGGAAAAAACAAAAGCAACAGGAGACGCACCGTATACAGAGCCAGGAAGGGGTGGTTTTGCAGGAAGAGAGCCAGGAAAGACATGTGATCATAACGAATCAACGTCTATTCATAACGTAAATCAGCCTAAACACGTAAACAGACCGTATGAGGACGAGGATGCAGAGGCTTTGAAGAAAGGAATGTCAATGGTTGATATTAATAACAGAGATAACGCAGGAAGGTGTATTGGTGCAGCATGTGCCAAGAAACCAAAGGCCAAACAGCCACTTGCAGAACCAGGTACATATTTCTGTGAGGATTGTGGCAAAGAATCAGAATCTAGTCACGCAGCATCATTATCAGCAAACAAGAATGACAGGGCCATGACGGCAAATAACGCTGAAGATGGCATTAATGGAAAGATGAGACTTGATGACGATCCCCCAGCGGAGGCTCTAGAAAAAAATGAGAAAGTATATGATGGAAAAGACAGACCAGGACAAGTAACCAGGCCTAATGCTACAACCCAGGACGAAGATGGTGACTATCCTACAGATAAAACAAAGGATACAGGTGTAATGGACCCAGGCAGTGGAGCCGGGGGAATTAGAACAGGATCTTCATATGACAATGCTCAACAAGATACAGGACAAAAGGACAACCCACGCAAGGTAAAGGAAGAAGAGTATTCAGGAGAAGAAGACCGGGGGAATTTAAATGAAAAATACTCAGGAGAGGAGGACACCGTAACTGGATCATCAACAGAGAATTATAATAAAGCATCAATAGAGTTAGCAAAACTGTTATTTGACCTAAAAAAGCACATTTAGATAGATATCCTTATATAATTGTTTTTAGGTATATAAAGTAACAACATGACTGACGAAAAAGAATATAAAGACGAGAAACAAGAAGACGAAAAAGAAGAGGAAAAAGTAGAGAAATCTGCATTTGACTCATCTTTACAAGCATTGACAGAAACCATCAAAGGATTCGACATCAATGGTCTTAAGGACGAAATCAAAGGTATCGGTGCAAAAGTCGATAGTTTTGAATCCAGAATTAAAGCCATGGAAGAGCCAACTGACCTTCCGCTAAAACCAAAAGTTTCAGCAGAAGACGATATTGGTGCTAAAGTCAAAGTCCCAGATGATTATCAAAGCAATTCAAACCAAGCCGGACTCAAAGATTCCGACGAGGAAAATGCAAAAGAGACTGACAAAAACGGTCTTTCTATGCAAGAGAAAAGCTTAAGTCAATCTGAACAAGTCTTTTCTACAGAAACTCCAAGACCAGGTGCTGCACTTGAAACCGTAGAGAAATCTGCTGGTATTCAAATGAACGATGTGCTTAAGGCAGCTCGTGAAGCAGGACATGAAGATCTTGGATCAGTCGGCAGACGTATTCTGAAAGGAGAATTCGGTAGTCCAGAACAAGGTGAACAGCAATGGTAAAAATTCAAACAATTGATGAGCTAGAAGCTTTGTACTATGGTTACAACCGTAATACTCTTAGAAAGGCAGACGCACCTGTAACAACCAGTACAACTGGTACTTTCAACGCAGTTTTCGGGGCATACGCATGGGCTCAATTAAATCTTGAAGCAAATGCATTTGGTATCTTACCAAAGTATCCTTGGGACAAAAGCGGTTGGAGGGTTATAACAGCTAAAGCAGATAGTTTAACAACTAACCCCTGCTGTGTTGCTAATAACAATACCGCATTAGGTGGTACTACAGAAGGCGGCCTTATAACAGAAACCATAAAACCAACACTTGCAGAAATTGATGTAAGACCAAAAACTGCTCAATTACCATTCAGTGCCTCAGAGGTAATGGAATGGCTTGCAACACACAGTAAAGACGACATTTGGGGAGGTCTAGGTTCACTTAGACTTTTCATGGCAGTTCAACACAAAGAACTGTTAAACAGAATGTTATTGACTGATGTTGAAGCAGGAGCAGCAGCAGCTTGTGCTGTCCATACTGGTACCCTTAACTGGGAATCACTAGACAGAATCATATCAAGCCAAACAGAAGCAAACTTACAAGGAGCTTGTTCAACAGACAACTATGATCCTTGGAAAGGAAGTTCTGGTGCTGCCATTGACAGAGACTGTTCAAGTACATTCGATTCAACTGTCGTATCCCCATCCGGTACCGTAGGTACTAATGGAATAATGACAGATGACGTACTAAGAACATTCCTTAGATCAATCCGTAAGAAAGCTGGTAAAGATCCAAACGTATTCCTCGGTTCCCACGAAGTTTATTCCGAAGTACAAGGCTTATTCATGCCTTCAGTCCGTATTGCAAATCCATACGGTGAAGCATTGGTACAAGTCGATGTAAACGGTATCCAAACATTCAAAGGTACTGGTGTAGGTATACACGTAGACTCTATCTATGGAGTTCCATTCATTCCAACCAAAGATGCTCCAAGCAATGCTTGTGATGGGTCAGAAGTAGGAAGACTATTTGCATTAGATACATCTGATGCAGAAGGATATGGCTACCCAAGATTGGGAATTATGGTGTCTATTCCAACAGAATATTACGAAGCAACCCGTAGAAGTCCAGGTTACCCATTCATCAACAATGCATTTGTTGAGAAAGGTGTATTCAGAACTATGGGTGAAACCGTATGTAGAAGTTTCATCGCTCAAGGCAAGATTAGAGATATTAAACTTTAGTCGAACCACATTCGAACCAACATACTCTAATCTTTGGGTGATTAGGTATCTTTTTTATACTATATATTTTCAAGGGGACACTATACTTATATATCACCAAAACTACATTTATATATGGCTATTACAGTCGCAGTGGATGCAAACCAAGAAAAATTGGCAGGAAAAACTCTATCCGTACAATCTGAGTTGACATCAAGACTACTCTCAACAGTAGTAGATGTTACATTCGGAGCTTGTGATAATTACACAAGCTGTGGGGTTACAGTTGACCTTTCACTGGGCGGTAGAGTTGACACAGTTATTGAAGCATCAATAATCTCAAATGACAAAGGTCTTCTACTTGAATACGTTGCCGGTACAACAGCAGCAAATGGTAAGATCAAGGCTTTTGGAGCAATTAAGGATGATCCAGCAGGTGTTGCTACCGACGCAGCAGCTCTAACAGAGCTTTCTAACGCATCAACCATTGTTAATTCAATGGGCATAAAGATTCGAGTAGTAGGTTTCTAGTTAAACCTTTACTTATTTTTTTATAATAAACCTTATATATCTATTAATAGTTATATAAACATGGGCGATAAGAATAATATTTCTGAAACTGATGCTACCGATTTACTGGTAAAAACAGGTCACGGAATTCTGAAAGCCATTTATGTACAACCAGGAGACAGAACTTGGATCATAAGAGACGGAACATCAGCAGCCGGTACAGCAGTTATGACAGTGGTTGCAAACGCAAACAATCATTTTGAGGCACCGTATATAAATCACCCAATGAATTCAGGAATTTTTATAGATAACACAGTTGCAGGCGCATCTGGAACAATAGTACTAGTATTTGAATAAATCTTTATTACTAACAAAATCACTTATATATCATGGCAACTTGTTATATTGATACATGTGACGTGGCAGATTTCCTCAGAATATCAATTACATGTGCAAGTAGTCCCAGTATAGCCCAGGTCGAAAAACTGATCAAAAGAGCAGAGGAAAAAATTGATCGAAGGACAGGACATACATATGGAAGAACAAAATCAACTCAAGAGATATATTCATTGCCATTATTATATACGTTCGGATGGGGTACATTCATACCATTAAAACATAGGGAGGTAACTACCGTAGGATCTGCATGCACTGATCTATGTGCAGGTGCAGGAGACAAGATAGAGATATGGAACGGTTCAAATGGACGATGGACATGTTATGTATCTGGAAATGATTCATATGAAGTAGAACCAATAAAGGGAGAACTTTATCTAAGGGGATTTATATTTTCAATATTAAGAGCAAATAGGGTAAAAATAACATACAGATATGGAAGTGCGACAGTACCAGATGATATAAAGGATGCGTGCCTAAAACTAACATGTATAGACTTAATCAGATCCTCAATCAAAATGGATGATCTTGAGTTCGGTGGCGCTATTAAGAAGGAGCAGGCCATGGGAGACTGGAAAGAAGAGATAGACAATATCATCCACGACAGAGCAGAGGTGTTTGTCGTACCTTGACCGGGTTGTTTAATGCAAACAAAAGATCATTAGGTCAATTAAGAAGAAACCTAAATCATGACATAGGTAACAGGATGGAACATGAAATGAAAGACGAGTTTTCAAGACTGGATTCATATAGCTATACATGTAGTGATAAAAAGGAAAGCATAATGTTTGATGAAACTGAAAAAATTGTAGGAAGTAAGGAATGGGCCGTAGCGGCATCAGATACAGGTGGAGACTGGACATGGAGTAAAGAACCACCATATAACAAGATTAAAGAATGGTTCATTAAACATCAAGGGATACAACCAAATGATAGAAGATTACACCTTATGGTTAAATCATATCAAAAGAAAATACTTAATGAAGGTATTCACTCACATTACTGGGTTGACAAATACTTGGCAGACTTTACACATGATTCAGGTGCACCAGGAAGTGGTATGATATGACCATAATCACGTATGACGCCATAGACGACCTTAAAACTGCACTATGTGCCCAATGGGATGCTACATGTGCAGGAGGAGTAAAACCTGCAATTGACCTGGTATGGGATAAAAAGGTTGTAGGATTCGACGGGGACTCTACAGAGAGGGTAATAATAGAACCGTTATCAGAACCTATAAGGACATTTGACCTACACGGAGACGCATATTGGCATGACTTGTACGTCAAAATAGACATCAGATCCTATAAAACGGGAGGCACTACCAGACAAAATATCATAGTAAAAGAGGTTACCCGTATCATACAGAACATAATAAGAAGAGATACCCAGGGATTCCTACAGATAATTTTAACCAAATCCGAGACTAGAAACCAGGATTACAGGAACATGTACAGACATATAATCGACCTAAAATACCAAGATGTCAACAACCACACCTTCGTATAAATCTTTATATACAAATTAATGCAATATTAATCATGGTATTTACTGGTGCGTTTACATATATTCAATGGGTCAGAGAAGCAACATTTGGTACCGAAGCAACCGGAATCCAATCAGCAGGAGAAAATTTTGGTTTTGAACAAAAAATCACCGGTTGGTCATTTACAAATAATAAAATTCCATTATCACAATTAAACGATGTTAGAGTTAAAACATATGCATACGGTCAAACCAGAGGAACATTGTCACTTGACTTTGTACTGTCAAGCCCATGGTTCCTAGGATTAATAGGATTTAAAACTGGAACAACAACAGGACCTACATGTGCCACACTATATACTCATACATGGGATATAGATGCAACATCTGACACTGAAATTATTGAGTCTTTCACAGCACAAATAGGACAGGAATCAGGCGGAACTGACATTGTAAGAACAATGGTTGGCGGTATTGTTAACAGCGCATCAATTAGTACGTCCGTAGGAGAACTAGCAAGAGTTACACTTGACACAAATTATAAGAATGAAACATTAACAGCAGCACTGGATGCATGTCCAGCAACATTATCTGTATGTGATCATATACCATTTACATTTGCTCATGGTTCATTGGAGTTTCCAGATTGTACAGTAATAGCAGAGGTACAGGACGTAGATGTCACATTTACACAAAATGCAGATCATATATGGGGTATAGGTGACAGTACAGCATCTTCTGGAATAAGAAGATTGTTCGAAATTACTGGAAAATTCAAGGCTTCATATGTAGATAAATCAGAATTAGTAAAACTATATGCACAACAGAAAGATGTATTATGTAACGACTCTGCAGGAGCACAAACATTAGCATCAGAACAACCAACATTAAAACTAACATTTAGTAACGGAGTGGCAGGTGCAGGAGTAAGATCCATAACATTCTCTTTTACTGGCATTGCATTAGATGACCACAACCTATCCATTGAACCAAATGAGCCAATATTTGAAGAATTGAACTGGCAAGCAAGAGATTGTACAGCAGTAGCACTCAATGAAGTAACCACAATTCCGGCATCATCATAGACAACCTTTATATATCTCTTTACATAATAATTTATATGGTAATAAAGTCATTTAAAATAGACTATAAAGGAAATAAAGAAGAAGTAGAATACGAGACAGAACTCTCATTTGGGGAGACAGAAGGTATTATTAATTCATCATTAGACTTGTCAGATATTCAAAAACCTAAAGTAAAGATAGGTATATTTCGTAAACAGATATTATTAAAGACATTAAGAAAAGCCCCGTTCCCATTCAAGGTAGAGGCATCAATTAATTCAGTGTCAAACAAGGTAATCAATGATATACTTGACAAAATCATGGAGGACTACCCATTGGTCAATTTTTTAGGGGACTGGATGACGAGCTTCATGGGCTCAGAGGTGGAGAACGAGCCACAATCGGAATCTACGCCTTCTGCGCAGTTAAGTTCGGATGGACCAAACAAGAAACAGACAAACACACAGTCCCATTCCTCAGAAAACTGATAGCATACGTTGACGAAAATATGAAGGACGCTATACAGTTCAAGTAATCTTTAAATCAGATTATGCATTTATAAATATATGGCTGATTATAAACTTAAACTGGATATTGATGCTGCATTATTAGAAAAGAAGATAGCACAGGCATTAAAGAAATCAGGCCTAACAGGAATGAGTGGAGGTTCTGGAGGCGGTTCAAGATCAGCAAATCTTGAAAGACAGGCAGAAAAGTTTAATAAAACATCAGAAAAGCTCCAGAAGGAAGGATTAACACAGAGACAAAAAGAATTACATCAGAACCGTATACATTTAAGAAATATGGATTATCAAAGACAGATGGCAATAAAGGCGGAAGCATATAAAAATGCAATGGTAAGGGCATCAGGTCAGAAAACTGCACAATCATTTCAACAGATAGGTCAGTTATTTGGAGGAAGAATGGGTGGTGCAGGAGGAGCCATAATAGGTCAATTAGCATCACAGAAAGGATTCTGGAAACAACCAAAGAGTGAAGAAGAGCAAAACATGTACTTAGCACCTGGAAGACTTGGTGGTAAAACTGCAGCAACTGAAAAAAATAAATTGGGAAAGTTACAAAAAGAAAATAGAATTCCAAGAGCAGTAAAAATAGCAGGTGTTGCAGCAGGTGCAGCAGGAATGGCAGGACTTGGAAAAATGATTATTGACTCATCACCAATGATGAAGGTGATGTTAAAACTTATGAATTTAGGTATTATGTTTACACTTAGACCTATAGGAGACATGCTTGGTATGATTTTCAGACCCATGATGATTAACTTTGTAAAGTGGTCAGTAGGATGGTATAAGATGTGGGCCGAACATTTGCCAACATGGCAAGCATGGGGAGAATCATTAGCAGAATTCATGAGTGATCCTTGGAATGGCCTTAAAGACTTAATAATATCAGCTTTAAAAACATTAGGTAAGATGTTTAATATACCTGTTGCAGATATACAAAAACTGGTAACCGATATAAATGTAGCATGGGCTCAAATATCTGAAGCAGTGAAACCATTTGTAGAAGCATGGAATAATTTCTGGGAGAATACAATTCCACAGTTCATAGCAGATGTATTTTCAGGTAAAGCTATCAGGGATTTCCAAAAATCATTTGATGATGCATGGAAAGGATTTATCGGTTTCTTTGAAGGTATGTGGAAAGGCATTTCAGATGGATTTTCTGGGGTATGGGACATGTTAAAGGGTTTACCTATCATAGGAGGATTATTTGGAGGATCAGTAATACCAGAAGCCGTAGCAGAAACAGACCCTGAATTCATAGGACCAACTCAACCCGATGTTGGGTCAGACATATTAGGTGATACAATGGAAAAGGTAAATGAAGCTGCAGAAGTAGCAAATGATTGGTGGGTACAGATATCAGAAGGTGCCGCAGGTGCTGCCACCAATGCATGGAATTCATTTATGAATATTGGAAAAATTGACAAGGCATTTGGACAATCAGAAAACACTCTATCATCAACACCTATATATGCAAAAAATGCAGAATCACATATACATGATATATCAAAAACATTCGAAGGTGCAAGTAGTTGGATTAGATCTAATCTCAGAACAATATCAAGATATAGAAAAGCTGATGGTAGTAGGACAAGATCAGCAAAGATAGCTAGCCAGGCAATGAGTAGATTTGGTGGTGGACTTGTAACAGGTGGTGGAGCATCAGCAAGTAGTAGATATAGAATTACATTTGGTGATGGAACATCAGTGACACAGGGACTGGATCCTAGATCTTACAGTCACCTTAACATGATGCGTGCAAAGGGTGAACAGTACAGGGGAAAGAGTATATTATCAATAATGAAAATGGCAAAGGGAGGAATAATTAACGAGCCAATATTCGGTGTAGGACAAAACTCTGGTAGAGGATATCTTATGGGAGAGAAAGGTCCTGAAACAGTTACTCCAGGTGTAGGAACAAGTCCAGGCGGAGGGAACACTTTTAACATTACAATTAACGCAAGCAATGTAGGAGACATAGAGAGACAGCTTAAACCTGCAATATTAAAAATGCTTAAAGAATCAACATCAAGGGCAGGTATAGTATAATGTCAGATGTAGTGTTTACAAAACTTAGTGGTGACTGTGGTGATCCCGTACCAGCATGTACAACATTAACAATAAGAAATTTCGAGACATTGGATTTTGAATTGGCAACACCTGTAGGGGATTTTCCATTACCAGAATGTAATGCAGACAATGCAATACTTGTAAAGGCAGAAGGCAACACATTGGGAATAAATCTTGGATGGACAATCACTGAAGAAACATGTAACATATCATCAGAGGCAACTCCTTCCACAAAGACACCATCAGAACAAATAAAATACCTTATAAATTGTTTTCAGCCACAGAGCATACAGGATGCATATTCCATATCAGTTGACGGTATAACCAAAAATGGTACCATAAGAAAAATGACATTTGCCAAAAATGCATCCGCACCCAACTTATATAACGGACGGATTGAATTCATAGTAGGAGATGTCGTCGCAGGTGAGGCATAGTGGTAAGAGTAAAGGTATTAGTTTGTAACTCCCCTGTAAAAGTTCTTGAGACACATGTAACAAGGGAAGGAGAGAGAGCAATAGACCAGTCAAAGGTCATATTGCCTGCATGTGCTGCCATAGATATAAACGACAAAGTAAAAATAATACAGGATGCCGTAAGTCTTGACTGTATGGTTGGAGCGTATATGTTCCAGGGAAATGTAAGGGACGAGTCGGGACTTTGTAACAATGCATATGGCGCAATATCATATCCACGAATATGTGTAAATCTTGTATATTGTACATCAACTTGTACGGCATCAAACAAGGGTATAAGGGAGTCAATAGCAATTGACAACGGTGCAATAGGATGTGTTGCCCCAGGAAAAGTAAGTGCGAAGGGAATGGTATTTGACGGTACATGCGACTATATATCAATAACATGTGAATGTATATATGATGTTGATCAGACCACAAACATGTCAATGTCGGCATGGATCAAGACAAGCGATGTAAGTGTCCCGTTGATATCCAAAAAGGCCACGGCAACCACAGACAAGGGATGGGAGATGGGATTAAATGCATGCGGACAGGTTGAGTTTAGGATAACAAATACTGCCACTACAAATGAACTTCATATAAGGGGAGATTTTCCAGTCAATACATGTGTATGGAATCATGTCACAGTTGTATATAATGGAATACCTGGATGTGGAGGAAACGCAGTTGACATATACATAAACGGTGTTGCAGATACAAAGGGAATAATAACAGACAACCTTACATCATGCACGTTAAATTGTTCATTGGTGACATATGGAGCATATGCTGACGGCTCATCAAAATATGCAGGGTCAATGGATGACGGCAACATATGGGTATCTAAAGAATTACCAGCGGAGGAAATAAGAGCAATATATCTAAGAGGTGTGATAACAGAAGGGACTGGCAAGTTTGGAAACTCAATGACATTTAACGGTACTGATTCATATCAGGAGATACCATATACAACAGATTTTGATTTCGCAGCACAGTTTGACATACAGGTATGGGCAAAATGGAGCACCTGTTCATTGGGATATGTATACGCTAGACGTAATTTATCAGGTAACGGTTTTGCCTTGTCAGTTAACAGGTTGGCCACAGGGGACGTGGTTGCAGAGATAGATGGTAACAATATAAAGACATGTGGCACATCATACAACGATGATGCATGGCACTTCATCAGGGTATACAGGGACTCAAGCAATGTGGTTCATCTGGAGGTAGATAATGTGGAAAAGAACACTGCAACTGTTGCGTCAAACTTGACGTTGGCCAGCCCTGCACTTTTCATAGGCACAAACCACAACAAAACCGCATATTTTGCAGGTGACATAAATGTGTTAAGAATGTACAGTAAAGACATAGGAGCAATACAGGCAACAAGGATATACTCTGAAGTTGTTGCAACTTCGTTGATGAAGTTCGGGGGATTCGCTACCAAGATAGAAAAAGAAATAAATAAAAAACAAGTAATAGCACAGTCATTCGGAAAGAGTCTAGGTGAGACAGAGGTAAAGGCACAACAATATAACTGCAGAAGCCCTGAATTTATAATAGATGATTTAATTAGAAATAATACATGTCTTATACCACATATGCACGGCACATGTAGTGGTATTACATTGTCAAGATTCAACGCTGACGGAAAACTCATAGATATTATAAGAGACATTACACAGTTGATAGGAAGAACGTTCTTTACCGACGCATTGAATCAGTTCCACCTACATGACAATGCATTTGCTGCAACATGTTTTGTATTCACTCACGGTGTAAATTCAAGGAATTTTGAATGTGTTAACGACGATACAGAGATAGTTAATGATTTAGTGGTTATAGGAGAATCTAAAAAATACAGTACTGTTGAATGTTTTACAGGTGACGGGTCAAGCACACAAGTCACATTACAACATGGTGCCATATCCAGCAGTGTTACAGTGGGTGGTACAGCACAGACGGCAGAGGAAGATTACGAAACATGTGTCATAAACAAGACTATAATATTTGATGTTGCTCCAACATGCGGTCAGGCAATACAGATAGATTATCAGTATGAGATACCATTGCTTATCAGGGGTGAGAAACAGTCAAGCATAGATCTGTACGGCAGACACAGCAAGAGACTTGTAATGCCTTGGATCAAGACAAGAAACGACGGTATTAGATTTATCAACGGTTATTTGAACAGATTCAAGGAGATCAGATCATCATTAAAACTTGAGTTGGGTGTAATGAAAAACTCAATCAACGAGGGAGATGTTGTAAGGGTAATAAATGATATTAAAAGCATAGATGGTTCATTTGTTATAAAATCACTGACATGGAGATATCCTGATATGACTACAAATATATTGTTAGGTGAGTTCAAGTTCGATGACCTTGAATATGAGAAACAAATCATCGAGAAACTGCACGACCTGGAGTCTGCACTCACGGAGATCAAGGATATCAGGTGTTCCGAGCAGTTGGAGGAAATCATGTGTATTTCAGACTCGTTCAATATAATCGAGGGAGCCCTATGTGGAACAGTATATGTAGAGACAATGTGTCTATTAGATTCAATAACAATAACAGTAGTAGCACCAGCAATATATAACGTAAACTCGTATGGTGATGGAGGCATATATGGTACATGTTCACCTGTTGGAGGATTTACATGTTCAGGATTCACAAGTTCTGGATACACCAGAGCCACGTAATCTTTTTAAGTCCATAAGAGATATATAAATATGGCAAATTGGCCCGAAAAAACTGATGCTTGTGTAGGTACGTGTACCAAATTTGGAGCTCCAGATGTAAGGAGAATATCAAGATTATTTAATAATCAGAATGTAAACATAGCATGTTATTGTTCAAGTACTGTATGCATACAGGAATGTAATGTGTTTGAGTTCCAGTCAGACGCTTGTGGTAATTCATCATTATATATTCAACAACCCAATGGTACATGTTTTAATATACGTATAAAAACAACTGCACTGGGGTCTAATTCAATAGCGACTATTCCAGATATTGGCGGAGCAGATGATTTTGTATTTAACAATAATACTGCAACATTTAACAATAAGACACTAGATCTTCAATGTAGTAACATAATACTGGATTCATGTGCATCAGGGGGGGACACACTAATATATAATGACGTATGTTCACAATATGAATCACAGGCAGTAAGACAGTTCATTAAGATAGACTTTGGGAATGAGACAACCACCATATGTACAGGCAACGGACAGAAGGAATTCCAAATGCCATACTGTTTCACCTTAGATGAGGTATATGCCACAGTGGCAACCACTTCTTCATGCGGGCTCCCTAGCATACAAATTCAACAGAATGCACTGGACATACTATCAACAGCAATAACAATAGATGTGGGAGAAAAGACGTCCAGAACGGCAGTTACACCACCAGTAATAGCAGACAATACAATGGACATAAACGGTGTAATCACGTTTGATTTGGACGCAGTTGGAACTGGTGTCACAGGTCTAGTCATATATTTAGTGGGATACCAAAGGTTTTAGTTAACCTAATATAGTTATACGATTCTGATAAAACCTTATATATTTCTTTAGTTAAGATATATATATGGCAGCAGAGAGATTAAAGGCTTTAAAGGGTAGAGTACATATAAAGGCCTGGCAGAAACTCCCTGATGGCACTGAAGTAGTCATAAAGGATGACACGTTTGACAATCTTATAGTTAACACAGGCAAGGACAGTATATTAAAAAGACTTGGCGGTACAGGTCTGTCATGTTTCGGTGAGGCAGGAGGAATTGGAGTGGGGGACTCTACTCAAGCAGCAGCACTGACAGACACGGATATGGTAGCAGCATCAAACAAGTTTTGGAAGGACATATCAACAGCAGACAAGACATATGTAAGACCAACACTTTTCATTACTGCAGATTTTGGATTTTCAGAAGCTAATTTTACATGGAACGAGATAGGATTATGTGATGACCAGGGCACTCCTGGGAACAGTCCTGCAGAAGGTTCCAGTCTTTGGGCTAGACAAATAGATGGCACTCCTCTGGTCAAAGACGTATCAAAGAGAGCCATCGTTGAATGGCAGTTGACGTTATAGATGACACGAATACTTATTCCTAGATCAGATAATTCATCGGCAAAGACTGTAGAGGCATCTGATTTTGAGAAATATTTTAACGATTTCTTATGTGATTATATAATATGTGGACTGACAATCACGGCACAGTGTCCTAACATATTGGCAGTTGATGTGTCATCAGGTAATGCAAGAATAGGAGGACTTCACTTAAATAACTCTGTATCATGTGCAATTACATGTCTTACTGCATGCAATACAAATTATATATATGCAACCATATGCAGAGATCCGTCATGTGAGCCACAGGGATGGATATTTTCATCAAATACAACAGGATGTACACCTGCAGACTCAATGGTATTGGGTACCGCAACCACAAATGCTACCACTGTAACAGCGGTGAATCAGATACCAGAGACATGTCTATGTTGTGGTGTAACAGGTTTAAGAGTAGATCACGGTTTGAAAAACCTTACACTTGGATGGTTTGGAAACGGTTGTGATGGTGATGTAACAATATCATGTAATACAACACTTACACAGACACAATATTATAAGAATTTAACTGTTAACGCGTGTGTAACATTGGATAGTAGTACATCACCACAGGTAATATTTGTAAGGGATACCCTCACTGTCAACGGCACGTTACAGATGAACCCTGTAGGTGCATGTGGCGGAGCGGGCGGAGCGGGTGGAACATCCCCGGCAGGAAATGGTACTAACGGTACAGCAGGTTGTGCTGCAACCAATTTTAATATATCAGGAGGAGCCGGAGGTACGGCAGCTAGTTCAGGATGTGGAGGTACTGCTCCAGGTGGATGTGGAACAGCAGGAGGCGGATCTGGAGCTGGAGGAAATGGCGGAGGTAGTGGATCACCACCAGGACCAACACCAGGATCAGCAGGAGTTACCAGTACTGCCACAGGCGGAGCAGGAGGTCCAACAGGAACCAGGACTAGAAAATTAAATAATCTTACTGAATATCTATCTTGTCAAACAAATCTTTTGGCGGCCGGAGGCGGAGGCGGCGGAGGAGCCGCCGCAGGTGGTGCCGGAGGAAACGGTGGTGAGTCAGGTATTAGTCCGCCAACTGGTGGATTTGGCGGAGCGGGCGGAACAGGTGCAGTAGGTGGCGCAGGAGGAAAAGGCGGAGGAACACTTATATTAGTAGCTCAAAACATAGTAGTAGGAGCATGTGGAACAATACAAGCCTTAGGAGGAGATGGTTCTTCAGGAGGAAATGCTAGTAATGGAGGTAACGGAAGTTGTAACGGTTTCCAAGATGGTGGCGGCGGAGGCGGCGGCGGTGGTGGAGCCGGCGGAGCTGGTACCGGTGGCGGCGGTGGCGGCGGCGTAATTGGTTTATATTATTATACATTAACAAATAATGGAACCATATCTGCAGCAGGTGGTGCAGGTGGATTAAACAGTTCATCAGGTGGAAGCGGTGGAAGCGGTGGAGATGGTGGACCAAACCCGGATGGCGGTCCAGGACAAGCTGGAGGAGCAGGAGCTGGAGCAACAGGACCAAGTGAAGCCAATGGTTCTTCAGGAACAGCAGGATTAATATTAAACGTACCGTTAAAATGATTCTTAAAGTAGAAGAAGATAAACTGGCAGACAGGATATCCAGAATACAATATCTTAAAAAACAATTAAGACTGATGAACAATAACCCAAATAAAGAGATAGGGTTCTTGATAGAGAAGACAAAACAAGCACTTGAGAAACAACTAGATGCTGAAAGATTGGAATTGTCTAAAGAGATAGAGAAAGGATTAGAAAGGTTAATATGAAACATTATACCATATTAATATATGAAATTTGAATTCATTTACGAACCAGTACCTTTAATTATAATAAGAGATATTTTTACAAAGAAAGAAAACAAAGAAATATTTGCAGAGGCAGTTAAAAATAAAAAAATGTTTGTTGAGGCTTCAATAGGTGGAGTTTCTGAAGGAAAAAAAACTGATTTCAGAAACAATAAGGTTGCATTCTATGATTCATTATATAACAATGATAGAAGTAAATCAAAACTGTTATCTAAACTGGACGTTTTGTTTTCAACTCCTGAGTTTATAGAACCAATTGGAAGTTCATCATACCCAATAAACAAATTCAGTCAGTCCAACTATCACGAGACACAGGTAAGCAGATACGGAGACGAAGGACAACTCTATAAATATCATATAGATGCATTCGATAACAATAAAAGACAGGTAACCATGGTATATTATTTCAACGAGGAGCCAAAGAAATACAAAGGAGGGGAAATACTATTTACAAAATCACCAATATATAAAGGACAACCAATGGACAAGAGAGAGAAACCACTTATAATAACCCCAGAAAATAATATGGCAGTAATATTCGGAGCAAAAACAGCACATATGGTAAGAGATACAAAATCACCAAAAACATTTAGCAAAGGACGATTCTCAATGAACTGTTGGATAGGTATAAAATGACCTTCTATAAAAAAGGTTACGACATAATTAGGAATGTCATATCAGAAGAAGAGGCATATGAAATAAATGAACATCTAAGCAATAGAACTGACGGTGTTCTCACTGCTGAAATATCAGGTACACCTTCATTTTATAATCCAGAAATAGCAGAAAAGAAACATATAGAAATGTTACCAGTAATAGAAGATCATTCCGGACTGGAATTGTTCAAGACATATGCATATGCAAGAGTATATAAACGGGGGGACATATTAAAAATACATAGAGATAGACCAGCATGTGAAGTATCAATGACATTAGACCTAGGAGGAGATCCATGGAGTATATGGGTATTGGATAGAGATGAGAATCCGGTAGAGATAAAACTTAATCCAGGTGACGCTCTTATTTATAGGGGATGTGAGATACATCACTGGCGTCCAAAATTTGAAGGTGAAAAACATGCACAAGTGTTCTTACATTATGTTGACAAATATGGTCCTTGCGCATGGACAAAGGATGATATTAAGAGATGAAACCAGTAAAAATAAACAATGATATACTACTGATAGACAATTTTTACACCAAACCAGAATTAAAAATAATAAAAGATGCTATAGTGGGTGAAAGAGATAACATAGTCGACAAACCAATGAATGAAAAATACGGAGTAAAAGATTCATATTATAAAAGAATGTATCTGGATGACGTTTACTTAAACAATAGAACTGATTCTACAATACTTGCATTAAATGATACCAAACTGTTTAACAAAAAGGCCCTGTCTATATATAGTAAACAACAGTCATATCCATTCCAAACCATAGGTGTTACAAACAATCACGAGACAAGGATAACAGTATATCCGAAAGGCGGAACATATCCATGGCATCAGGACAATGTTTCAGGAACAAGACTGTTGTCGTTCATACTTCCATTGGATATAGTCAAACCAAGAATGTGGACAGGGGGAGAACTAATAATTAAACACAATAACAAGGACATAAAGATCAAACCTCAAGACAATCAATTGATAATATTCTCATCACATTTATTACACAAGGTTAATCCTATTAACGTTGATTCAGATTTATTGTTTCACGGTAGGGTTGTTATCAACGGTCATATAGGTTTCAGACATCGTTAACATTTATATATAGTATACAGCTAATAACTAATATGGTTTTAAATAGTGACGTAAACAAGGAAGCGTATTTTGCATATAGAAAGGCACAAATGGTTGCAATGGGTACGGAAAGACTTGGCGTCATACATGTGTCAGACCTTATCAAGCCATGTATGAGAAACGTTATGTATGGCAAGTTTGTGCCACATGAATACAAGCAGATGACAACAGAGGACATGAAATCAATGTTCTATGGACAGGCAGTACACAAGGTTACCAACCTGTCAACCAACCCGGAAGACAACGAGTTATTCTTTGGATATAACTATGAGGAAGACAAGAACGTCACATATGAGGAAGCCAAGAAGATGAAACCTGACGATCCAAAACATCTTGATATTATATATGGCAGTGCAGACGATTTAATAGAAGTAGACGGTGAACTGGTAATAGTGGACAAGAAGACCACAGGATCAATAGACTATTTCAGCAGGGCAACATCAAAGGCAAGCGAATCACACATCACACAGATCAACTGTTACAGGGTATTACTTAACAAATGTTACGGCAGAGATGCCAAGCGGGGCTGCAATATCTACATCAGCAACAGCATAAGCAAGGAGAAGAGAGACATCCCGGTCCCAATAACATACAAGCTAGGCAAACCGGAGGAATATCTTAACATGATGATAACCAATGCAAGGGCCATCAAGGAATCATTAAAAACCAAGGACCTTCCCGAGAGAACCAGGTGTTTTCTTTGCGACGGGATGTGTCCATGGATAAACCAGTGTTTTGGAGAAGAAGATTGATAAAAAAGACGATTGATGGGAAGGACTTATATATAATAGAAGATATGTTATCGGAAGATGAAAAATCTAACATAGAGACAAGAAAAGAAAACAGTATGTTTCAGAGAAAACATAAGACATTGATTAATGACAAGGATGATTATTGGTTTTCAGCATCAAACTTCAAAAATGATGTAACAAAACAAACAGGTTTATACAAAAAATCTTTAAAATTAATTAACAGATTATATAAAGGAGAATTCAAATTGGAGAATTCATATATAAACTCGCTTGTATTTGGAGATATCACACGTATTCATACTGATAATGATGACAATAATGTCACAGTATTATATTATATAAATGACAAATGGGATCCTGAATGGGGAGGAGAAACTATCTATTATAAGGACAATGAACCTGAAGTATCCATATTACCAAAGAAAGGAAGGATAGTACTAGCAGATTCCAGGATACCACATGCAGGAAGATCTCCAACAAGAATGTGTTATAAAACAAGATATGTATTCATATTAAAATTTGAGAGGATAAAATGATTAGAGTATTACAAAAGATATTGGATGAACTCAAGGAAACTAATAAGTTACTTGCTGATATGGAGGAACATCTTAGATCACTTACACTGCCACCAGACCTAAGGGAATACAAGAGAAAGGGGTTTAATGATGAGTAAGAACCTATGTGATATGTGTTGGAGATTGGGTGACACCACACCATACAGAGATGACTCTACAGTATGTGATGTTTGTTTAGAAAAACTAAAGAAGAGTGAAAGAAGAGGACATATTGACGGTGCAAAGGAGTACAACGACATATGAAATTTTATTTTAACGCGAACAACAAGACACAGGTATCAGCCCTCCGAAGGGTAGGTGCAAAGAATGTAATGCTTACATACAAGTTCGTGGGAGAGAGAGCAGAAAAACTGTCCAACGGGTTTGATGAAGTAATGTTGGGACCTGGTTTTGGTGCTGACAAAGACAAGTATCACAGTTTCATTCAGGACTGGAAACATGAGGCACTTCAGTATGACGATCCTACAGACGCATTAAACAACTACAATAACTGGAAAGAGGGGGAGGAATACAACAGCAAACTGATACCCATACTACACCAGAACTATGCACAGTCACTGTCCATATTCAGACCAAACTACAAGGGTGACAGGATAGCATTGGGCAAGGCACAGAGCAGAAGCAGCGAAGACACACAACTAAGACAGCTTCCACAAAACTATTCGTATCACGGACTGGCCAAGGGCAGATGGACCAAGGAAAGAAATCACATGGTAGACAGCATAGACAGCACCACATGGACCAGCGGAGTCAGAGGAAGGAAGACTGACGTATGGAAGGGACAGCAGATAATGTTCGGAGACAAGGGAAGAACAAACAAGTCAATGATACAGTTGGCATGTCAGAAGAACCTTATACATCTAAGCAGGGCAGGACTTGATCCAAAGGACCTGATTGAAGGCGAACAGACGGCACTTACACTTGCACCACTGGTATTATATTATATGCCTATGTTTGAAAGTTTGGGTTGTTATCTGGAAAATTTTAAATAGATTTATATACGAGTTTGTTCCTCTTATTGTATGGTTAAGAAGTTGGGTAAGAAAGAATCATCTATCAGATTAAAACCTGACGGAAAAGTAACAGTTAACAAGCATAAGACAGTGTCACCTTATAACAGTGCAAAGCATTTAAAATATGCAAAGCTACCGGCTGAGTGCGATAAATGTATTTACAGATCTGAAGAGGAAGGTGGCAACGGACGGTGCCCCAAGTACGAGAAGGGTGCTGCTTGCGCTGTACGAAAGGACATTAAAAATTTCTTGGACCAGATCAACACTAGGAATCCGGAAGATTTAAAGATGCTGCTTGACACAATGGCAAAAGAGATGGGTGAGAACGTATTCCTTGCATTGGTACAGGCCCAGATGGACGGAAATATACCAGACAGAAATGCCATCAGTCAACAGAATGCATTCCTTAACATTGCTAAACTAATGGTTGAATTAGGCAGTAAGATAACAGTAACAGAGAAGAAATCATTTGATGATGAGGGTAACCTTGAAGAATTGTTTAGACAGTTGGAAGTAAAAGGAGACGAATAATGATCAATATCCCTGCATTTAAAGAATATGAAATGAGTTTGGATACGGTTGATAAACTTACAGGTTATTTGGATTCATTAAATTTGCCTGATGTCAGTGATAATACTTATCTTGACAATGCATATCAGACACCTAATATATTACATGTAGATGAAAGAATAGATAAAATAATAGATGATATAGTTAAAAATTTAAACAATGATATTGGTCTAATATCAACACCGTTTCATGTACATTATATAAAATATGGCGATTCAGGTAGTCTTGGATGGCATAGACATGATCATAATGAGGAATTAGGTGTTGTATTATATTTGACAGATGCAGAAGGAGTGACATTATTTTCATTGAATGATAAAAGAGATGTAACAGTATCAGTGTCTCCTAAGAAGGGGAAAATGATAGTATTCAGTGCAACTTTTAATCATTTGGGAATGGAATCAAAGAATAAAAAGGTATTTGTTATAGGTATAAGACTTGATAAGGATATGAAAGTATAATGCCTAAACCTTCAAAGGATATAACTGCAAAACGTGAGAAACTAATGACTATGGTAGCCGATATGGCTAAGAGTCCAAGTAAATTCAGTGAGGTAATGTTGGGTCACAAACTATTCAAATATAATGCAGAATATGCAGACAGTACAGAGAGATTCATAATATATAGGTCGGGCAGACAGGCAGGTAAGACAATGACAACTGCAGTTAAGGCAATACATTGGAGTTTCTTTGCCCCCATTTTGAGCAAGGACGCAAGAGAAAAGAAAGAGGCCGTCATTATTATCGCTGCACCTACACAGAACCAGGCAAGTATCATGTTCGACAGGATTAGAACACTGGTAAAGAACAGTGACTTTCTATCAAAATATGTAGTAAGAAGCACCCAGACAGAGATGTGGATACAGTGGTTGAATAAAAAAGGTATGACTAAAATATATGTAAGAGCAACAGGTGAGACTGGTGTGACATTGAGAGGTTACTCCCCACACGTAATCATTGCGGACGAATGTGCTTTCATTAAGAGAAGTATCATGGTTGCATTCCTGCCATCAGGTATGGCTACGGAAGCGAATGTATGGTTGACGTCGACACCATTTGGCAAGCAGGGTTATTTCTATGAGTCGAGTCAACAGTCCCGGCCCAAGAACCCGGATGGGTTATGGAAAGAATTCCACGTTAGATCTGTAGACAACCCAAAGATTGCAAACGATCCATTATTCTTAGAACAGGTAAAATCATTATCACAAGAGGAATATACACAAGAGGTAGAGGGAGAGTTCCTAGACATAGGTGACTCGCTTATACCATTCGACTTGTTGATGGCCTCACATAACAGGACCTGGAAACCAATGGGTGCTACAAGATATTATATGGGTCTTGACGTTGCAAGAAGTGGAAGAGATGAGACAGTATTCATGATAATAGAGGTGGACGAGGACAACAAGATAAGGGTGATAGAATATGAGAAAGAGTCACAATCCAACCTTGTAGATATAGTCGGAAGGGTGGGTGAATTGATGCAAAAGTACCCGTTCGAGACAATCTTCATAGACGAGACAGGCCTGGGTGGTGGTGTTGTGGACCTTGCAAGGAAAAGAGAATATCCTGTCAGAGGAATCACCTTTTCGCTATCAGAAAAATCAAAAATGTACAGTAATATCCGTATGATATTCGAGAACAAGAAGATAGTGGTACCGCAGGACGACAAGAGAGTGCTTTACCAGCTATCCTATTTAAAGAGAGCCTATACAGAGGAGGGAAAATTAAAAGTAAAAGTAGATGAAGGAACAAAAGACGACCATGCAGACGCACTAGCACTGGCATGTAACGCGGTATCATTCGGTGAAGGGTGGTATTATGTGGAACATGGTGAAGGCTGGAAGAACATAATGGGATGACAGAAACTTTATATATTCATCCAACCCTATATATGTATGCCTTTCGCAAACCCAGATGAGAAGAAATCTTATTGGAGGGACTATTATTTAAAACATAAGTTTGATAAACTACAGGCATCAAAAGAACATTATAAACAGTATAGAGAACGTATAAACAAAAGACAGAATAAATATAATAATAATATGAAAGAGATAATATATGATCACTACGGTAGAAAATGTAAATGTTGTGGAGAAACTGAACCATTATTCTTATCAATGGATCATATTAATAATGACGGTGCCAAACACAGGAAGGAAATAGGTAATACCACCACAAATTTACACAGATGGTTAATAAAAAATGATTTTCCTGATAATTTTCAGGTGTTATGTATGAATTGTAACACAGGTAAAGATAGAAACAAAGGTGTCTGTCCTCACATGGGATGAGTTTATATTAGGCGTACACCATATAGTATATGTTGTGTATTTTTCTACAAACCACGACTAAAGAAGCCATTTTGATCGGTGGTAAAAGGGTCCAATAGCAGTACCATTAGACGCTATTATCTCTTCTTCTTTTATAAAACTTTATATATACTGTAATCTATTATGATGTATGACATCAGGTATAGGTCTGGATACAGCATTTAATCAAGATGAACCTACACAAAATATCAATACTCATCCTAAAAAAGTTAAACCGGCAGAGGGACTAGAAAAAAAATTGGATATGGAAAGAATTCAACACACAAAGGTTGGAAACGTTGTTTCTTATACCAAGGGACAAGGAACAGTAGTATCAAAAGACGGTGCATATGTAACAATATATAACGAAGATCAAAACGCATATGATCAGGTACATGCAGGGGAAACCTATATTCCAGGGGACACTATCAGTATGGGTATTATGAATCAATTATGGGACCAGATGAATTATGAGACTAGAATGGGTGCACTACACAAAGCAAACATACAAGAACCATTACACTTTATAGACAGAAAATGGAGTCAATTACCACTTAACCTTAAAGATGTATTAAAATTATCACCAAGATCAGTATCAGTAGGATACGGAGTAAAAGATGTACCGGCAGGAGCAACACAGGACAGAAAACCAATGTCTGCCAAAGAAGTCAAAGATACTAAACGATTGGCAGCATCAACACAGCCATCAGGACAGACAAGAACATTCACACCGGGTGGCAAGAAATCTGAGGCAAAAGAGAAACCAGTACCAGAACGCAAGAGAAAACCGGCAGGTGAAGGTGCAGGTTCAGCAGCAGATGCAGCAGCATCACGATCAACTGGAAAGAAACCAGATCCAGGTGCAGGTACATTTGCACAAGGTCTATCCAAAACAACCAGTTATGGTGAATTGGCAACAGAAATTTACAGACTTAGAAATACACTTAACAAAGTAACCGGAGCAAAGATTCCTGGTGAAAAATTGGGGGACCTACCAACTGGAAAAGATCCAAGAAAAGTAGGAGGAACCAAACTAGAAACACCAGAAGGAACTAAGACATTAACATCACCAGCAGATAGATATGGTAGTGAAAAATCAGATGTAGAACACGGAGCATATGGTGGAGTAGTAACTGAC